GCAAATACGAGTTTAATTCAGAAGAACAAGCCAAAGACAAGATTCGTGATTTAGGTACTGAAATAGAGGGTGAATATACACCAGATAATATTGATAGTATTGTTGAACTTGGTTTTTTAGTTATTACACCTGGAACATACGATCCAGTTACTGGAAAAGAAATAACACCACCAGTTTATTCTGATAAATATTCGGTTGATGTACTTTGGTACGATAAAATAAAAAATCCTTACGGTTGGGCAACTTATCAAATAAATGTTACTGGTGAGGGTGCGCATTCATTTTTCGGTGTACCTTACCAAGAAAATAAAATGCCTTAATTATGATATTTCCACCTCCGACTCCACCTGGTTCTTAGTTTAAAACATCTAAATAAATTTTGTTAACTTTGTTTATATGGAATACTGCAGTCCCTCAAGCATTACATATCATTATATTCAAGATAATTCTTGTTTTTCAGCAGTTTTAATTAATTATGAATATAACAATGTTTAATAAAATGACCTTATCGGATTTGAAAATATACCTACTAAATAGTATTGCATTAGTCGTTTCATTTAGTGAAATAGAAGCAGTACTTAAAATAATACTATTGCTCGGATCAATAGTTTATACTGCACAAAGAATATACGCTAACTACAAAGAAAACAAATGAATTACTTTACTTATAATGAATTTGATTCTCCTGACATGCCTGGAAGTGGTTCGTTAATGCACGAAGATTTTCTTGATATGCTTGACGAGGTAAGAGATAAGTTTGGTAAACCCATCATTATAAATAGTGGCTACAGGACAGAAGAGCATAATGCTGCAGTCGGAGGGAAGCCTAAAACAGAAACATCAAAGGGATCAAGCCACATGTATGGATTGGCTGCAGATATAAAATGCACCAATTCTACAGATAGATTTCATTTAATATTTCTATTGCAAGAAACAGGTTTTCAAAGAATAGGAGTTGCTGACACTTTTATTCATGTAGATTTAGATTTTGACAAGTCTCAACAAGTAATGTGGACTTATTAGTATGAAAAAGATATTAGAATTTTTTGGGACAAAAGTATTTAAGCAAATTGGTGACGTTGTTGATGAGTTGTTTACTAGCGATGAGGAAAGAATAAGAGCCAAAAATGAAATATTTAAAGTTCTTCAAGAGAAAGAGCTTGAGCTTCAAAAAATGCAGACTGAAATAATAGTCGCAGAAGCCAAAGGAAATTGGCTACAAAGAAGTTGGAGACCAATACTTATGTTGTCATTTGGATTTATAATTATTTATACCAAGTTTATATCTCAGTTATCATCTCATTTAATAACTCCTGAATTAGAGCCAGAGTTTTGGAATCTACTAGAGATTGGTATTGGGGGATATGTAATAGGAAGAAGTGCTGAAAAAATTGTAGACAAAGCAGGTCCAATATTTAAAAATAAAAAATAGTATATTTGTTAAAGTAAAATATTAGTTATGCCAAAGATTAGCACATACAATACCGTAACTCCACAAGGAACTGATAAGATTATTATTAGTCAAGAAAATGGAACGCCTACAGACGTAACTAAAAATATTACCGTAGATGGATTAAAGGAATATATTAATACTGAACCTACACCAACACCAAATATTTATGTTCTTAAACTTCTTACAGAACCATTAATAAGTAGATATAAGGTTTGTATTCAAAAACCTATTGAAACAGATTGGTTAAATAAAAATCCTAGGCTTTTTATGTTTAGATACAAGAAAGCAAAAACTGGCTTAAAAAAGAAAGGATTTATTCATCCATCTCATCAAAACGGTCTATTTACAAGACAAAACTTCCCTGGAAGTAATTGGGGAACTTCAACTCTTTATACTTTAAATTCTGACTTATTACCTCCAATCGATACAGAATGGGATATTAATACAGAATTACAAATTGCAAAAACAGGTACTATTATAACGGATTTTGCTTCACTAAGACCTGCTACTTATATTGAAATTCCTTTTAGTAAATTACAATTTCTTTATAATGAAGCCGACACTGATTTACCATACACCTCTTTGCCTGCTACGGGAGCAGGAACTTTTTGTGCAATAAGAGGTGACAGAAGGTATGATACTAGAACTCCTTGGGATAGTAATCTTTATAATAAATTAATATTAAAATTTGCAATAGGTATACCAAACCCTGCGTGGACAAATTCAAATCATGAGCTGCCTTATATTATGGGTAACTTATCAAATGCTATAAATATTGTATATCAACGAGATCCAAATACATCTGATGTTACTAGGGTGGTAATTACACATGGAAGTAATGCTACTGTTGCAAGGAATTAAAAAATGCGAGGACACCAGTTAGTGAGCATCCTTCGTGGATGCACCAGTTAGGGAGTATCCTTCGTGGATGCACCAGTTAGGGAGTCCTCTTCGCTTAGAATACCTCTGTTAATTCAGGGGTATTTTTTTTTACTTATATTTGTTATAAATCAAATTAAATTAAATGAATGATATTCGTAAGATAGCAGTAGGTCCTGATTACAAAGGTGGAGCTATGCATTATGTTGTAGGTCAAGAAATACTTGGAGGTAGTCATTTAATTCATTTAATAAAAATGAATAAAAACCATCAATCGATAGGTATTTTTATAGAAAATAAAAAAGGAGAGATTTTTTTGTGGAAAGAATTTAATCCTAATATGCCTATTTCTATTGAGTATAATATATATTTTCAATGAAATCACCTTTTTATTTTATTGTAAAACCGAAGAATAATAAAAGATACAATAGCACTAAAAAAATAGGTAATATAGATTTTATTACTAGCACATCTAAAGAGGACCATGTGGCCTCAAATCGATATGGAATAGTTGTGGAAACTCCAATAAATTACACTGGACCTATAAAAATAGGAGATACTTTGTTAGTTCATCATAATGTTTTTAAATATTATAATGACATGAAAGGAGTTGAAAGAAGTGGAAAAAGTTTTTTTAAAGATAATTTGTTTTTTATAGATAATGATCAATTTTTCTTATATAATCATAATGGCGTATGGAACGCTCATTCTAAATACTGCATGATAAAACCAATTAAAAAAAAAGAAAGCTATTTAAAAAGTCATGAAAACGAAGAGCCTTTAATAGGGTTGGTTAAATATCCAAATAAATATTTACTTAGCAAAGGAGTAAAAAAAGGTGACAAAGTTTCTTTTAAACCAGATAGTGAATATGAGTTTAATGTTGACGGAGAAAAACTATATAGAATGTTTGATCACCAAATAACTTTATCACTATGAATGTAGATAAAATAAAGTTAGACATTATAAAGGCTGGTGAAAAAGCAGTTAAGCAATTAATAAAAGTTGCTGAAGAACAAATTATAAAATATGGTGAAGATGATGAACTTGCTGCAGATAAATTAAAAAATGCTGCTGCTACAAAAAAATTAGCCATATTTGATGCTTTTGAAATATTAACTAGAATAGAAGCAGAAAAAAATTTAATAGAAGGAAAGGAATCAAAAAATAAAAAACAACCAGTATCAGGATTTGCAGAACGAAGATCAACATAGCTTAATAAAAAATTTAAAAGATTTTTTACCAAAAACAGTTATAACTAATAAAAATAAATCTAAATCTTGGGCTTATGGTTATAACGAAAAATATGACTTTATAGTTATATCAAAATCTGGTGAAATTCAAGATGTTGTTGAAATAGAAGGAATAAAAATAGCATTGCCTAAACCTCCTAAAAAAATACATTCAAATAGTAAAAAAAAATCCGAACAGTATTGGGTTCCTTTTGAATATCCAAAACAACTACAAAAAATTAAATCTATATTTCAATGGCATTCAGCTCCATCATCATTTAAAGATGAATGGGTTGATTATATTGAACAAGAGTTTGATAGAAGAGATGAAGGTTTTTGGTTTATGAATAATGGGGTAGAAACTTATATAACAGGTTCTCATTATATGTATATTCAATGGACTAAAATAGATGTAGGTCTTCCCGATTATAGAGATGCTAATAGAATTTTTTATCTTCATTGGGAAGCGTGCAAGGCTGACAAAAGAAGTTTTGGTCAAGATTATTTAAAAATAAGACGTTCAGGATTTTCTTATATGGCAAGTGAAGAATCCGCAAATATTGGTACCATAAGTAAAGATGCTAGATTAGGCATACTTTCAAAAACAGGTGCTGATGCTAAAAAAATGTTTACAGATAAAGTTGTTCCAATTGTAAATAATTATCCTTTCTTTTTTAAACCTGTTCAAGATGGTATGGATAAGCCTAAAACAGAATTAGCATTTAGAGTTCCTGCTTCTAAAATTACAAAAAAGAATATGTATATAGAGGAAGAAGATATCGTACAGGGATTGGATACTTCTATTGACTGGAAAAATACTGGAGACAATAGTTATGATGGAGAAAAACTAAAATTATTAGTTCATGACGAATCAAAAAAATGGGAAAAGCCAAATAATATATTAAACAACTGGAGAGTTACAAAGACTTGTCTTCGTTTAGGTAGTAAAGTTATTGGTAAATGCATGATGGGTTCTACAGCTAATGCTTTAGAAAAAGGTGGAGATAACGGTAAGAAATTATATTTTGATTCTAAAGTTGCTAATAGGAATCGAAATGGTCAAACTAAAAGTGGATTATATAGTTTATTTATTCCTATGGAGTTTAATATGGAGGGTTTTATAGATAGATACGGTATGCCTGTTTTTAGAACTCCTGAAACTCCAATAATAGGTATTGATGAAGAATTAATAACACAAGGAGCTATTGATTATTGGGAAGCGGAAGTTGATAGTTTAAAAAATGATCCTGATGCTTTAAATGAATTTTACAGACAATTTCCTAGAACAGAGTCGCATGCTTTTAGAGATGAAAGTAAACAGTCTCTTTTTAATCTTACAAAAATATATCAGCAGATTGATTATAATGATTCTTTAATAAAAGATAAGTTTTTAACTAGAGGTTCTTTTTCTTGGAGAGATGGAATAAAAGATACTGAAGTTATATTTAGCCCAAACAATAAAGGAAGATTTTTAATTTCTTGGACTCCAAATAAAATGCTTCAAAACAAAAGATATACAAAAAACGGAGTTTTTTATCCAGGGAACGAACACATGGGGGCTTTTGGTTGTGATAGTTATGATATATCTGGAACTGTTGGAGGGGGCGCATCTAATGGAGCTTGTCATGGATTAACTAAATACCATATGGATGAAGGCCCGGTAAATGAATTTTTCTTACAATATGTTGCTAGGCCTCAAACGGCAGAAATATTTTTTGAAGAAATACTTATGGCTTGTGTGTTTTATGGAATGCCTATACTTATAGAAAATAACAAACCTAGATTGCTTTATCATTTTAAAAATAGGGGTTATAGGGGATACTCAATGACTAGGCCTGATAGGTCATGGAATAAGCTTTCTAAAACAGAAAAAGAACTTGGAGGAATTCCAAATAGTTCAGAAGATATTAAACAAGCTCATGCTGCTGCAATTGAGTCCTATATAGAAAAATATGTAGGATTAGATTTATTAAGTACCTTTAGAGAATCAGATATGATGGGATCTATGTATTTTACAAGAACACTGGAAGATTGGGCTAGATTTAATATAAATAACAGAACTAAATTTGATGCGTCTATTAGTTCAGGTTTAGCAATAATGGCTTGTCAAAAAAGCCTATATCAACCTGTTAAAAAAAAATCAAAAATAAAACTTAACTTTGCTAAATACGACAACAAAGGAAGTTACAGTCAAATCATAAGGTAAATGAAAGATGTAAAAGTAAATATCAATCCAACAGGTTTTCCAAGTCAATTTGTTTCTGACTCTGAAAAAAAATCTTATGAGTTTGGATTACAAATAGGTCAAGCTATTCAATATGAATGGTTCAGAAAAGACGGTGGGCAAAGTAGGTTCTATAACCAATGGGCGGACTTCCATAGATTAAGATTATATGCAAGAGGTGAGCAAAGTGTTCAAAAATATAAAAATGAATTAGCTATTGATGGTGATTTAAGTTATTTAAATTTAGATTGGACTCCAATTCCTATTATTCCAAAATTTGTAGATATTGTTGTTAATGGAATGTCAGATAGGCTTTTTAAAGTAAATGCATATGCTCAAGATGGAATGTCTTTGGACAAAAGAAGCAAATATCAAGTACAACTTGAAAAAGATATGCTTTCTAAAGATTTAATGAAGCAAGTTCAAAATCAATTTGGAATAGATACTTTTGCTACATCAGAAGAAGAAGTTCCAAATACTTCAGAAGAGTTAGCTCTTCATATGCAATTAAAATATAAGCCATCTATTGAAATAGCTGAAGAAGAAGCTATTAATACTGTTTTAGAAAGCAATCGATATAATGAAATACAAAAACAACTTTATTATGATCAAACTGTTTTGGGTATTTCTATATGTAAAAATAGATTTTTACCAGGTGCAGGAATATTAATTGATTATGTAGACCCTGCTAATGTTGTTTATAGCTATACAGAAGACCCTCATTTTCAAGATTGTTTTTATTGGGGGGAAATTAAAACATTACCTATAACAGAGCTTAAAAAAATAGACCCAAGTTTGACAAGAGTAGATATGGAAGAAATATCTAAATATAGTCAAAGTTGGTATGATTATAATAATACAGCTCAATACTATAACAACAGTTTGTTCAGTAGAGATAGTGCAACTGTTTTGTTTTTTAATTATAAAACAACGCAAACTTTTACTTACAAGAAAAAAGTAAATGCTTCTGGAGCTGAAAGATTAATTGAAAAAGATGATACTTTTGACCCTACTCAAGAAATGATGGAAGAAGGTAGATTTGAAAAAGTATCTAAAACAATTGATGTTTGGTATGAGGGCGTTATGGTAATGGGGACAAATATTATTCTTAAATGGGAAATGTCTGAAAATATGGCTAGACCACAATCAGCATCTCAAGAAGTGTATCCTGAATTTGTAGCTTGCGCACCAAGAATGTATAAAGGAGTCTTGGAGTCTTTAGTTAGAAGAATGATTACATTCGCTGATTTAATTCAAATCACTCATTTAAAATTACAACAAGTAATATCTAGAGTAGTCCCTGATGGAGTATTTATAGATGCAGATGGATTAAATGAAGTTGATTTAGGAACAGGGCAAGCATATAATCCTGAAGATGCTTTAAGAATGTTTTTCCAAACAGGTTCTGTTATTGGTAGAAGTTATACCCAAGACGGTGATTTTAATCAAGCAAAGGTTCCTATTCAACAATTAAACAGCAATTCAGGTCAAGCGAAAATTCAAAGTTTAATAGGCTCTTATAATCATTATTTACAAATGTTAAGAGATGTTACAGGTTTAAATGAAGCTAGAGATGGTTCTACGCCAGATTCATATTCTTTGGTAGGGTTGCAAAAATTAGCTGCATTAAGTAGTAATACCGCAACTAGACACATATTAGATGCAGGGTTAGAAATAAGCCAAAGACTTTGTACTGCTTTATCTAGCAGAATTGCAGATATGCTTGAATACTCTGATTTTAGAGAAGAGTTTGTTAATCAAATTGGAAAGTTTAACGTTGGAATACTTGATGAAATAAGAGAATTATATTTAAGTGATTTTGGAATATTTATTGAAATACAACCAGATGAAGAACAAAAAAGAATGTTAGAAGCTAACATTCAAATGGCTTTACAGCGTGATTCAATAAATTTAGAAGACGCTATTGATATTAGAGAGATTAGAAATATAAAGTTAGCTAATCAAGTTTTAAAACTTAAAAGAAAAGCTAAACAAGATGCTGAACAACAACAAAAGGCAGCAGCAGCTCAGCAACAAGGTCAAATAAATATGCAGTCTCAACAAATGGCAGCTCAAACAGCAATGCAAAAACTTGAAATGGAAACTCAAGCTGAAATGAAAATAGAAGAGGCTAAGTCTAAATTTGCAGTACAAAAAATGCAAGGAGAAGCAGCTATAAAAGCTGAGTTAATGCAGTTAGAGTTTAATCTTAATATGCAATTAAAAGGAGTTGAGCTTGAAGGGTTAAAAAATAGAGAATCACAAAGAGAAGATGCAAAATCTAAAAGAATATCTCAAGCTAATACAGAACAATCAAAATTAATAGAGCAGCGTAAAAACAATTTACCTCCTGTTAGTTTTGAGTCTTCAGAAGATAGTTTAGATGGCTTTGATTTAGCTGAATTTGAGCCTAGATAAGCATATTAAAAATAAATTAAATTAAATTACTAACTTTGTAAAAATCAAATTAAATGAAATTAACAGTAAAAGAAGTAAATCCAATTGAACAAAAATCCGTTCAAGAGGTAGAAAAAAATCTTTTAGAAAAACACGAGCAATCTTTAAATAATGAACCTTCAGTAAAAGAAGAACCTTTAAAAACAGAGGAGCCTTTAAAAACAGAAGAACCTTTAAAAACAGAAAAGCCTGTTGAAATAAAAGATGAAGACGTTCTTTCATATATTAAAAATAGATATAAAGACAAAGAAATATCTTCAATAGATGATTTATTTACTCAAAGAGAAGTAAATCAAGAATTACCAGAAGATGTTTCTAAGTATTTAGAGTTTAAAAAAGAAACTGGTCGAGGGTTTAGTGATTTTGTAAAAGCAAATAGAAATTACAATGAACTAGAAGACGATCAAGTGTTAGCTGAATATTATTCTTTAACAGAAGAAGATTTAGATAGTGAAGATATTCATTATCTAATGGATTCTAAATTTTCATATGATGAAGATATAGATGATGAATCTGAAATTAAAAAGAAAAATATAGCTAAAAAAAGAGAACTTTCTAAAGCAAAAAAGTATCTTAATGATTTTAAAGAAAAATATAGTATTCCTCTTGAGTCAAGTGGGAAGCCTATTTCTGATGAAATGCAAAAAGAACTTGATGCTTATAAAAGTTATATTCAAGAGTCTAAAACTATTGAAGAAGCTAATAAAAAAAAGAATGAGTATTTTGAGAAAAGAACAAACGAAGTTTTTAATCCTGAATTCAAAGGTTTTGAGTTCGAAGTAGGAGATAAAAAAATAGGATATTCTTATGGAGATGCTCAGGAAATGAAATCTAAACAAATAAACTTAAATAATTTCATAGGAAAGTATATAGGTGAAGACGGTTTGATTTCAGATGCAGAAGGCTGGCATAGGGCATTAAGTGCTGCTATGGATCCTGAACGTTTTGCTAAGTATTTTTACGAGCAAGGCAAGGCAGACGGTGTAGGTGATATTACTAAAAAAAGTAAAAACATCAACATGAATGTCAGAAGTACACCACAAAAAATTGGTGATACAGGATTTAAAGCTAGAGCAGTTAGCAATGATAATGGTAGAGGCTTAAGAATAAGAAGCAATAAAAATAAATAAATAATTTAAAAAAAATAAAATCATGGCAGGATCAGTTCAAGCAACCCCAGGATTTGATTTGCAACCAAGTTCGGAGCAAGTCTTATTACAAACAAACTATATTACAAATTTTGATTTCTTAAATCAGTATCTACCAGATACATATGAGAAAGAATTCGAAAGATATGGTAACAGATCAGTAGCATCATTCTTAAGAATGGTAGGCGCTGAAATGCCTTCTAACTCAGACCTTATCAAATGGGCAGAGCAAGGAAGATTACACACAAAGTACACAAATGTAACTTCAGCAGCAGCAGCTGGTCAAGATACAGCTACTTTAACAATTGCAGACGTACTAGTACCAGGTTCTGGAACTATTGCAATTAGAGTAGGTCAAACAATTATGCTATCTGATAGTTCAATTGGTTCAACTAATAGCAATAAAGCAATTGTAACAGCAGTAGATACTGCAGCAGGTACAATTGATGTTGCTTATTACGAAGCAGGAGGACAGACAATGGCAGCAGCAGTTGTATGTTCATTATTCATTTATGGTTCAGAATTTCAAAAAGGTTCTATCGGAATGCAAGGTCAATTAGAGGCTGATGATTCAATTTTTGAAAACTCTCCAATTATCATTAAAGACCGTTACGCAGTATCAGGTTCGGACATGGCGCAAATTGGATGGATTGAAGTAACTACAGAAAACGGTGCAACTGGATTCTTATGGTATATGAAGTCTGAACACGAAACTCGTTTACGTTTTGAAGACTACCTTGAAACAGCGATGGTTGAAGCAGTACCAGCGGAAGCAGGTGGTGGAGCAGCTGCAATTGTAGAAGGTGTAGCTTCAGGTGTAGGTAACAAAGGTTCAGAAGGACTTTTTTATGTTGTTGAAGAAAGAGGAAATGTATGGGCAGGTGGAAATCCAAATGCTTTAGCAGATTTTGATGCAATTATTTCACGTTTAGATAAGCAAGGTTCTATTGAAGAGAATGTAATTTTCTTGAACAGAGACTTTGGATTTGATATCGATGACATGTTAGCCGCTCAAAATTCTTACGGAGCAGGTGGAACTTCTTATGGTCTTTTTGACAATGATGAAGAAATGGCTCTTAATTTAGGTTTTTCAGGTTTCCGTAGAGGTTACGACTTTTACAAAACTGATTGGAAATACTTAAATGATCCAACAATGCGTGGTGATATTGTAGGTGGTGCAATCAACGGAATTTTAGTTCCTGCAGGTTCTACTACTGTATATGACCAAGTATTAGGAAAGAACGCTAAGAGACCATTCTTACATGTTCGATACAGAGCTTCAGAAACTGAAGATAGACGTTACAAAACTTGGATTACAGGTTCAGCTGGAGGAGCTGCTACATCGGATTTAGATGCGATGGAAGTAAACTTCTTATCAGAAAGAGCTCTATGTACTTTAGGTGCTAACAACTTCTTTATTTTTAATAACTAGAAGTAATTAATACTAAAAGGCTCAGCTTAATGTTGAGCCTTTTAATTATAAATCAAATTAAATTTAAATCAAATGACAACTACAAAAAAAACGACTGCAAAAAAAACTACATTTGCGTCAAAGAAAAAAAATATTTTTACAAATAAAACTTATAAGCTAACTAGAAACAAAGCTCCATTAAGTTATTCTATTCCATCAAGACACACTAAAAGAAAATCTCTTTTATGGTTTGATGAAGAAACCGGGTTAAATAGAACTTTAAGATATTCTAAAAATCAAAAAAGCATATTTGAAGATGAACAAGATAAAAATGTAATCTTAGAGCCGATTGTGTTTGAAGATGGATTATTATTTGTTCCAAAAGAAAATCAAATACTGCAAAAGTTTTTAGCGCATCACCCAGGTTTGGGGAATATGTTTGTTGAGGTTGATAAAGAAAAGGATGCAAGTACTGATGTGAGTCAATTAGATTTATCATTAGATGCTCAAATAGCAGCTAAAGAACTTGATATTGAAATGCTAGAAACTGTTGCTAGAGTTGTAATAGGATTAAGAGTTGATAACTTAACTTCTTCTGAATTAAAAAGAGATGTTAGATTATTTGCAAATCGATATCCTAATGACTTTATGGAAGCTTTAAATGATCCATTATTAAGACTTCAGAATAAATGTGCTAAATTTTTTAGCGAAAACATTTTAGTTCTTAAAAACAAAAAAGATGTTTATTATAATATAACAGGTAATAAAAATAAATTATTAACTGTCCCTTATGGAGAAGACCCATTATTTATATTAGCTTCTTTCCTTCAAAGTGATGAAGGTTTAGAGGTTTTAAGGATACTAGACTCAAAGTTAGATTAATAGCAAACTACTAACTATTTTCAAGAAGAGGCTTTGATTATTCAAGCCTCTTTTTTTTTGTATATTTGTGAAAAGGATTATCAATGGCATCTATTATAAACACAGTAAGAGCGACTGTTCTTTCAATTGCAAATAAAAACAACTATGGATATATAACTCCTAGTGACTTTAATTTATACGCAAAACAAGCTCAGTTAGATATATTTGAAGATTATTTTTATCAATACAATAATTGGATTGTAAAACAAAATGCTAGAGTTTCAGGAAGTGGGTATGCTGATATTGTAAAAGGACTTGTAGAGGTTGTAGATAGTTTTTCACAAACTTTAGGTTATGGCCCCACATCTTCTCAATTTGATTTACCAGACAATTATTATTTGATTAATAAAATTTATTTTATTCCTGACAATACAGAGATAGAAAGAGTTAGTCAAAGTAAGATACTTTCATTAAATGCTTCTCAACTAACAGCTCCGTCTAAAATGTTTCCAGCATATACGCTTCAGGCAAATACAGTTACTTTATACCCAGATACAACTCAAACTGTAGAGGTACAATACATAAGATATCCAGAAGACCCTAAATGGACTTATGTCTCACTAAGCCAAGGAGAGCCAGTGTTTGACCAATCTGCTGCAGATTATCAAGATTTTGAACTTCCTTTATCAGATCAGGTAAATTTAATAAACAAAATACTTCAGTACGCAGGTATGTCAATTAGAGAAATACCTTTAGTTCAATTTGCTCAAGCAGAAGAAAGTATAGAAAATACACAACAAGGATAAGATATGGCATATTTAACACAATATCAATATTACGAAAATGACGGAAATAATCCTGAAAATGCTAATTGGGGTTCATATCAATATATAACATTAAAAAACATAGTAAATAACTTTGAATTAATGTATGTTGGAAATGATAAATTAATAAATAATGTAGAAAGATATAATATTTTATTTCACGCAAAAAGAGCAATACAAGAATTAAATTATGATTCTTTAAAAGAAATTAAAATATTAGAATTAGCAGTTGATGATGCATTAAGATTTATTCTTCCAGATGATTATGTAAATTGGGTTAGAATTTCAATGTATAAAAATGGAACATTATTTCCTTTAACTGAAAACATTCAAACAAATTGGAGTAGTGCATATCTTCAAGACAATAACTATAAAATATTATTTGATCAAGATGGTAATGTTTTGAAGCCTGAATTCTCAACAGTCAATATTGATAGAATTACAGGAAGCAATAGAACAATATATTTAAATGCTGAAAGCCCCTATGATGGGCAAGAAGGGTATTTTTATAACGGAATATGGTATTTTGAATATCCTATTGGTGGTAGATATGGTTTAAATACTGAAACAGCTAATCAAAATCCTACATTTAAAATAAATAAAAAATCAGGTGTAATTAATTTTAGCTCTGATATGGCAGGAGAGTTAGTTGTTTTAGAGTATGTTTCTGATGGAATGGAAAATGGAGTAAATCAAGATATAAGCGTAAATAAATTATTTGAAGAATTTATTTATGCCTACATAAAGCATGTAATACTTTCAAGTAAATTTGGTGTACAAGAATACATTATAAACAGAACTAAAAAAGAAAAATCAGCACTTTTAAGAAATGCAAAAATAAGATTAAGTAATATTCACCCAGGGAGATTATTAATGAATCTTAGGGGGCAAAACAAGTGGATAAAATAATATGGCTAAAATTCAAAAGAACTTTATAAAAGGTCGAATGAATAAATCTGTTGATGAGCGCTTAGTTCCTCAAGGAGAATACATAGACGCTTTAAATGTTAGATTAGGTTCTACTGAAGGAACTGAAATAGGTGCAGTAGAAAATTCAAAAGGAAATAGTCTTTTAGTTCAACTTACTTATTTAGGCCTGCCATTAACATCTAATGCAAGATGTATTGGTGCTTATGAAGATGGTGCAAATGAAACAATATATTGGTTTGTTCATGACCAAGCCAATGTTACTTCTCCAACAGAAAAAGTAGATATGATTGTTTCTTTTAACATTCAAACTTCTATATTATTTTATCATGTTATTTCAACTTCTGTATTAAATTTTAGCAAGGATTTTTTAATTAACGGAATAGATTTGATTGGAGATTTATTGTTTTTTACTGACAATTTAAATCCTCCTAGAAAAATAAATATAAATAGAAATTATTTACAACCCCTAGCTGGTATAGATCAAATTACTGAGCAAGATATAGGAGTAATATTAGCGCCACCTTTAAACGCCCCTGAATTAGAACAAATTCAAATTGCAGGCGAAGAAAATTATATGGATGACTTATTTTTAAGTTTTGCGTATAGATGGCAATATGAAGATGGTGAGTATTCTGCTATATCTCCATTTACTAGAACAGCATTTACTCCAGGGCCTTTTCAGATAAACTATGATACATATAATAATGATGGAATGAAAAACATCTTTAATAGTGTCAATGTTTCTTTTGAAACAGGGGGTAGGAATGTAAAAGATGTTGATGTTTTGTTTAAGTTTTCCACAAGCCAATCAATAAATGTAATTGAAAGATATAATAAAATTGACCAAGGTTGGCTTGATAATACTATTCAAACTATTCAGTTTACAAATAAAAAAATATACACAGCCCTTCCTGAAGAACAATTATTAAGACTTTATGATAATGTTCCTAGAGTAGCTCAAGCTTTAACTATTATGGGGAATAGGTTAATGTTTGGTAACTATGTTGATGGCTATGATGTTGTAAATGAAAACGGTAAGCAAATATATTTAAATTATAATTTATCTTTAATAACACAATCTTTAGTAAATGATGAAATTGAGGGTGTTAGAAATTCTTTTAATTACACCATAGATAATATTGTAGCAGTTGAAAATTCATTGGTTCAAATAAACTTTGCAGGTCTTGATTTAGTTGAAGGCTCTCAAATAGGAATTGATTTCAATTATGTTAGTAGTCAGTATAGTGGTGACCCTTTATATGATGACGGCACTCAGCCTGAAAATCAATTTAATTTTACTTTTTTATTTAATCTTCAACAAGATTACTCTAGTATTCATAATTTAGTAACTAGTCCTGAATTTGTAGACGCTGTATCTTCTTTTCAGCCTATTCCTAATTGTTCAGATGGAACATCTGTTACTGATGTTTTTAATTGCGGAATTGTAGCAAAAAACAACTGGGGATATGATGGTTTCGGAGTTGCAAATTTAAATGAAGGGTTTGTTATACAAAGCTCAGCAGGAAGTGATGTTGTAGGAATTATTATTCCTGCACTTAGGTTTAAAGAAGTTGCTAATCCAGGGAACTATGCTTATGAATATTTACAAGCAATTGAAGTAACTGGGTTATATTCGTTAGATTCTTCAAAAGAAAGCCTTCATAGTAATAGGGATTATGAAATTGGAATTGTTTACATGGATGATTATGGTAGAAGCACAACAGCTTTAGTGGATACTGATAACACCATTTATATTCCTTGTCAAAACTCAATAACAAAAAACAATATAAGAGTACAATTAAATAATTACCCTCCTTATTGGGCAACAAAGTATAAGTTTGTTATTAAAGAATCCAAGACAGGATACAGAACAATTTATTCTAATATATTTTTTAGAGAAGAGGAAACTGGAAATGTATGGTACAAACTAGAAGGAGACAATAGAGATAAAGTTAAAGACAATTCTAATTTAATTGTAAAATCAGATAGTAATGGTGCCGTGCTTAGATGTACAGAAACTAAAGTTTTAGACTTTCAAAGTCAACCAGAAGATTTTTTATGCACAAAAGATGCAGACGGAACCGTTATATCAGGAACTTGTGGTCAGCCAACAGGAACTTATATGCAGCTTAAACCATCTAATTTTGCTGCAAATGCTCCTAACAATTCATTCATAGATAGAACAAGCCAAGGAGGTTTTAGTTACATTACTCAATCACCTAATACAGGATCTAGTTACAGTTATGCAAGAGTTTCTTGTGCTATTGAAGATGATGCAAACCCTGGCACTTATATTCCTTTTGATATTCCATCAGGAAGTATAGTTGAATTTAGATTTAATACCAATAGAAACAAAAGAGGTTCGAAGTGCGGAAGCAGAAGCTATGATTATAATAAAACATTCACAGCTGGTCAAGATTATGCAGATTTAGCTGCCTTTGTTTTTGGTCAAAATATAGATTTTACAAACGGAATATCAAGCGGTAGTGATGATACAATAAACACTATAGACCAAGTAAGTGGAGTACAGCCTTATTTTACAGATTATGTTAATCCAGGGACAACAACTATTAGTTTTCAAGAAGAAGGAGATGGTAATCTTTGGTTGATTATACAAACAGGTACACCTAGATGTGGTCCTCCAGATAAAAGAGGCTCTTATGAAACCGTTCAAATTGTTGTCAATAGGGCTACTACTTTGAGTATTTTTGAAACTGAGCCAATACAAGCAAATGATGAGCTTTATTATGAAAATGAACAAACTTTTGATATTGTAAATGGATTCCATTTATCAGGTAGCGCTGCTGCTGACCAAGACCAAACTTCAAGTGTCCCTGCAATTATTGATTTATCTTTTTTTAATTGTTATACTTTTGGCAATGGAGTAGAATCTGATAAAGTTTTAGACGCACTAACAACACCTGTTTTATCTTTAGGAAGTAAAGTTACTTCTGTATCTGAAGAAGAATATAAAGAAGTTCATAGATTTTCAGACATTACTTATAGTGGAGTATTTAATCAAGAAAGTAGATTAAATAAATTAAATCAATTTAATTTAGCTTTATCAAATTTTAAAACTCTTGAAAGGGAATTTGGGCCATTAAGAAAAATGCACGCAAGACAAACTGATATTCTTGCTTTGCAAGAGGATAAGATATCCTATGTGTTGGTTGGCAAAAATTTATTATCTGATGCGGCAGCAGGTGGAGCAATAACATCTGTCCCTGAAGTTTTAGGAACTCAATTAGCTAGGATAGAGGAGTACGGAATAAGTAATAATCCTGAAAGTTTTGCTGTATATGGATTTGATGTTTATTTTACAGACGCAAAAAGAAGTTCTGTTATAAATTTAAAAGGAGGTTCTGCAAAGTCAGATAAACTTTCTGTTATATCTCAAGTGGGTATGCGGAGCTGGTTTAGGGATTTGTTTTTAAAATCGTTTTTTACAGAAAAACTTGGTGGGTTTGATCCGTATATGAATGAATACGTATTAAGCTCAAATGCAAATTTAGTCCCTGTCCCTGCTTTAGAAAGAGAATGTGGATACGTTTTAAATCAATTAGAAACTATAGATGCTTTTTCTTTTAATTTAAATTTAGGTACTGTTATTGGTGATGTAAATATAGATTATAATATATCTGTAGGAATTGTAAAAGTAAGTATTTTTTACAACCAAGTTTTAGTTATAAATAGTTTTATTTCTGGAACAGGTGTAGTGACATTTAATAAACCAACTGGCAATCCAGTATTAGCGCAAGTAGTTATAGTTCCTCAAGAAAGGACAAGTTATGATATGACATTTAATTGTCCTGAAGCATCAGAATTAACTGTAAAACAAATATTTTTAAATACTCCTACAGACGCAGGACAAACAGCTAAAATAAGATACAATTGGGAATTGTTAGGAAACATTAGTCCTTACAATAGTAATTTTGTAGTGATAGAATCAGATGGCGTGTCTTTATTTCAAGAGCAAACAGGACAAGAGTCTTTTGGAACAATTCCAGCTGAAAACTCAACTATTACAATGGAAATAAAAACATCAGCAGGATTTAATCCTCTTTCTGATAAATTACTGTATTTAATATCTGACGTTAATTATGAAGAAACTGATATAAATACATTAATTCCATTATTAAATAATATAACTCCAATACAAAGTTTTCCAACAAGTGGAGGGTATTTTGCTCAATTTATATATTCAAACCCTAGTGATGAAAAATACTTATATTTGGTATGGGATTTAAGAGATAGTTCTATTGAAACATTTTGCTACGATGCAACAGATTTTTCAAGTGCTTGTTGTGATTGCGCAAGTGACCCAGGGATTATATCAGAATTTTGTTATGACGCATCGACAGCAGTAGCTGCTTGTTGTGATTGCACTGGAAATTTACCTTAAAAAAAACAAATGGCGACAACAGTAAATAAATATTTAGATAACGCAGACTTTTTGTTAGCAACAGCTGTTTTTGATGATGCAGCATTAACAACTCCTGCGGCAGATGGATTTTATCAACAAAATGGAATATATAGAGAGCAATCAGGAGGAGCTTTAATTGCTGGTTCAACAACATGCCCTTCTTGCTCAGGAAACTCTCAAGATTTAAGACTCAATGGTGTTTCCGCACAAAATCTATGCTGTGTTACTAGCAGCTTATATACAGCTCATTTTGCTACAGGCGATTCCTTTACAAATCCTGCTACTACATTAATGTATGCTGATGCAGGTTTACTAAACTTAGCTCCAGATGGGTGGTATAAGTTAAAAAACTCTACTCAATATAGACAACAAAATTTAGGTACATTGGGTGCTTTGACAAGTTGTCCTACATGTCCAACAGGAGGATTTTTTATGTCTCAAGGGAGAAGCGTATGTACTGATTTTTGTGCAACATCACCTAGTTATGTTTGCACTAGTCAACAATTCGCTGTTAGTGGTAATGATTATTTTAGTCTTACCATTGGCGATGTTATAGCAGGTACCTTCACTTTTGTTGATGGATATTATGCTTATGCAAACACTAGTGGAGAATCGACTCCTAGTGGGGTTTTTAGAATAATGGAGTTAGTTAGTAATGAAGTTGTCGATATACTTGTATGTGATAATGTGCCAGGGGGCCCTTGTGTAAATCTTTAAAACATGGCAATAGAAAATTTATGTTACGGATGGTTACCAGTAGATTTCTACATGGTGGATATTATTTTTAAAAACAATACTACATATTATTATGGTAGCTTTAATACGTTCACAAATGGAGAAACTGATTATCCATATTCTGGATTAATAAAATTAAATGAAGATTTAAGCGTTGATACTGCTTTTGATATTGGAACTGGGTTTAATCAAATATTGTACTCAGGAGAAAGCATTACGATACAAGATGATGGTAAAATAATATGCACAGGAAATTTTATTTCATTTAATGGAGTCTCTCAAAACAAAGTAACAAGATTAAACGCTGATGGTTCTATAGACTTGGCTTTTTCTCAAAATATTGGAACAGGATTTAATAATTTTACTCAAGGGTCTAAAGTAGACTCTAATGGGTCAATAGTTATTACAGGATTGTTTAGTAATTTTAATGGCACACCATCTAGTCGTATTGCTAGATTGTTGTCTGATGGAACAATAGACCCTAGCTTTGCAATTGGAACAGGTTTTTTTGGTGGAAGCAATACAGGTACTGATGTCTTAATAAACCCTGATAACTCAATGTTTTGTTTAGGGTTTTGGAATTCATTTGATGGAACACCTGTCTCTCCTGGAATAACTAAACTTACGTCTACAGGCTCTATAGACCCTTCATTTGATGCAGGGACAGGAATATTTCCATATATATGCTTTCCAAATAATCAGACATGCTTTGCTAATTATTTTTTTAGATACGCAGATGAAACTTCTTTTTATGTAACAGGGCATCTTACTATTTATAATGATGTTTCTGTTGGTTATATTGTGAAGATTAATGAAGATGGTTCTATAGATACTTCTGCTAATTTTGGATTAGGATTTAATGATGCTACTTATTTATCTACTATAATATGGGAAAATAAGATATACATACAGGGAGATTTTACCTCTTACAACGGAATAGATTCTTATCAAAATATTGTTTTAAACTTAGATGGTTCTGTCTTTTATGCTTTCGAAGAACCTGAAAGCATTGATCCGTATGATTATTATCAGCCATTAATTGTTGGAACAAAAATATACGCACCTATTGATGGGTGCTTTCAGCCAATATTTGATGAAAGAGAAGGCTCTAATTTGCAATCTTATACCTTAACTTTTAGTGAATCAGTAAATGGATGGCCTTCTTTTTACAGTTATGAGCCTGATTTTATATTAGGAATGAATCAATATCTTTATACTTTTAAAAACGGAAATTTATTTAGACACAATACTAATGAAAGAAGAAATAATTACTATGGATTAGATTATCCTTCAACAATAACAGGCGTGTTTAATCAAGAGCCAACAACCACTAAAGTATTTAAAACTATCGAACTTGAAAGCGATGATTCTTGGGATTGTGATGTTCTTTCAGATTTAGGGACTGGTTTTATGCCTGCCTCTTATTTTGTATTAAAAGAGGGAGCTTATTTTGCGTATATAAGAAGAATAGAAGGCTCTGACAATTTAGAGCTTAGATCAGCGCAAGGAATAGGTACTTTTTCTTCAACCACAGGTGTTGGCCCCAACCCTATTACTTTAACTTTTAGTTTTTCTATAGACTCAATATTAAGTATTGGAGACGTTGCATATTATAATAATGCAGGGGTTATAGAGGAAATAGGTACAATAACAGAAGTAAGTTCGGATAGAACAAATATAACAATAGCTAATCCATTAATTTTAACGGCTGTGCCTTCAAGTTATATTTTATATGTAAAAAATAGTGTCGCAGAGTCTTATGGTACATTAGGTTACTTTTTACAATTCAAACTAACGAATAACAATACAGAGTCTGTTGAGCTTTTTACTGTTGATTCAGACGTGTTTAAAAGTAATCCTTAGTTTTTGTATCTTTGTTTTAATGGAGGTAAGAAAATTAAATTCAGAAGATTATGATTCAATATTGGTAAAATGGTGGAAAGATTGGAGATGGACACCTCCACCAAAAGATTTTTTACCAAATAATGGAGAGGGAGGATTTATAGTATATGACAAAGGAACTCCTGTTTGCGCAGGGTACATGTATGTAACAAACTCAAAAGTTGGTTGGTGTGATTGGGTTATTTCTAATTTTGAATATAAGAATAAAGAAAAAAGAAAAAAAGCTTTAGTGTTTTTAATAGGAGTATTAACAAATTCATTAAAATTATCTGGATGTAAATATTCGTATGCTCTTTTAAAATCAAAATCACTAACTGAGTCTTATGAAGAAAATGGTTATACTGAATCTGGAACGTACAATAAAGAAATGATTAAAGCATTATAATATGGCAGGATTTACAACAATAGCAGCAGCTACAATATCAATAGGTGGTTCAGTCGCTAAAGGCGCTTTAGCAGGTGACGCTGCAAAAACAGCGGCTAGAGAGGCAGGTAGGTTTAAATTAGAACAGCAAAGATTAGAGAAAGAATCTGTTGCTAGATTAGAGCAAAACTTTTATGACGCAGTTAGAGCCACTACAGATGTGTATGACAAGCAACTAGAAAGAGGAAATGTAATGGGTGCTCAAATATTAGAATCTGTTCAGGAAGGAGACCAAAGAGGAGTGGCTGCAGCCGCAGGAAAAGTAAAGCAAGTTCAAGACGCTACCTTGTCAGATACTGCTGATAAATTTGCAAAACAAAAATTAGATATAGATATGGCTCGTGCTAAGGCAGGAGAAATGTCTGCATCAGAAATAGCAGCGTTTCAAGATGATAGAGCAGCTGCAGCAGGGTTAAAAGCTGACGCATTAGAAGCTCAAGCAGACCAACTAAGAGGTAAGTCTACAGGTGCATTTATAGACGCAGGTGTTAGTGCTTTAAAAGCAGGAGTTTCATTAGCAGCGTCTATTCAAGGTGAGGCAGGAGATGAAGCAGCTGAAAAATTAGCCGCTTCAGAAGGCATTAGCATTGATGATGCTAGGTCTCAAATATCCAAATATACAGGAAAAGAAATAAGACAATTTAATAGAGGAGATATTTCTGCTATTGATGTTGGTGGAAGAAGTAATATTACGGGTGATGTTTCTACGCCTAAAACCAATATTACAAATAATACTCAAACAATAGGAGAAAACATTGCGGGATTTCCAGTAGCTCCACAAAATAATGAAAATATAGTTAGTTTTAACGGAATGGATGTCAATATGAATGAAATCTTTGACATTTATAAGGCTCAGCAAGATAAGAAAAACTTGCAAGAGAATAAATCTGTTTATGATTTTAATAATGTATTAAATTCATTTAGTACTATTTTTGACGTTAATCCTTTTAAAATAACAGAATAAATGGGTAATAAATTAAACGCTACTAGGATTGCATTGGAAAAAGGTTATACAGGTGTAAGTGACCCAACATCTACCTTGTCTGCTATAAGCAAGGGAATGCAAGATGTTGCTTCTTGGAAGAAAGGAATAGATGATGCTGAAATAAAACTAAAAACAGACACAGCCAAAGCTTATCAAGATGCTAAAAAACTAGCAACAGAGCGAATGACAGGTAATAAAACTGTAGACGCTGCTATTTTAGAAGCCTTAAAAAGTACTCAAGATAGACTGTATGATAACATGAAGATGGTTCAAAAAGGAATGCAAACTCCTACGGATAATCTTATATTTAGACAAAACGCAAGCTCAAGTTACGACACACTTTCTTCGTACCTACGAGACTATGACGCTAATTTTCAGCAGTCATTAAAAGAAATGCAAGGATACACAGATGAGAAAACTGGAGAATACATAAAACCAACAGGAGGAGCGTTTCAAGCTGCTATACAAAAGTTTCAAACCACTTTGGGTAATCCTAATTTATACCAAATTGTAAGTAGTGAGAACGGAAGTCTTAATATGAATCTTTTTAAAACAAAAATCGATAATACTACAAACACTAGACAATTGGTTTTAGATGACGAAGGAAATCCAATTATAGATCCCACTATGTCAGGTATTGGTGCTTCAACTCTTTTAAAGGGTAAGAATCAAAAAGCACCTAGGGTTTATATGGACGACAATATAAACAAGGCATTGGCTGATGATACAGCTATAAGTAATGCCTATCAGGTAGTAAAAAATTTACCTGGGTACACAGGTATATTTTGGCAAGATATGAGACTTAACCCAGATATAGGAAGGGTCATTAATACAGCATCTCAATCAGGGACAGCTAGTGTAGGACAAAGAATGAGTATTTTGATGGACAACATGCCTCCAGGCATGGAACAAATCCCTGTTATGCCTAACGAGGTTGAGGGATTAAGAGCTCAGGGTATTGATTTAAATGAAAAAATTCAGTACGGTTATTTGGATCCTGAAACTGGTGAAACAAAAAAAGGTACTTACAATAAGTATTCAATAGCTACACTAGACCCTATGAGTACTTTGTTTATAAGTGAAGAAACAGAAGAATCTAAAATAGCTTCTGTAAGAATATATAAATCAGCTATATACGCAGGATTAGAAAGAAAGATAACAGGTAGAGATGTAAAACCTGTGTATAAAGCTAATAAATATGATTACGGACGAGCTCAAACATTAGAGGATGCTAATACTTTAGTTGGAGCAATAAACACATCATATGGTGGAGCTACACAAAAAGATGTTGCGTTAGCTATAAGCACAATCCAAAAATCTTCTGATTATAAGTTTCAAAAACAAGAAGATATAGTTGATAAAGATGGGACTATTATTGGAGTAAATGTAACTGTTGTAGATAGCAAAACAGGAGCCACTAGAACTGATCCTGTTTTATTAAAGATAAAAAATGATAAAAATGAATACGTAAATGCAACTGCTGATGAATATGGAACACAAGTATATGAATTGTTTAAAACAAAAGAAATGCCTTCATATGATAAAGCCAAATCTATCTATGTTAAAAATAACGAATTTATTACAAAATTAAACGAAACAGCCAATAGAAAATATATTCCTACAATTACGGCTCAAGAAACAATAGAGGCTAAAGTTCCTATTAATATATCAACTTCATTAAATAATGATAACGATAGCCCTGTTAGTATTATGACAGATGCTTTAAATGCTATAGAAACAACAGATTTCAACGTAACAGACGATGAGATAAATAACCTGAGTATTGCTATAGAAAAAGGTATTACTGCTTCACAAACTAAATATGGAGAAAATGTTAATTATTCGATAATACCTGATACTGGTAATGAAAAAATTACTATTAATTATGGTGATGGAAAAAGCCAAATTATAAACCTTACTTTAAAGGATAATTTAAGCGGAGCTGCTTTAATTTCAGATATAAAACAAAAACTAGATATTGTTTATAAAGATTTGTTTCCTGAAAGAGCAGAATCAACAAGGCAGGTAGTTACTCAAGAAGATAAACCTAAAACAGAAGATAAACCTAAAACAAGAACTATTCAACAGATTATGAATGAAGATAATGTAGATAGAAAAGAAGCAACTAGAATATTTAACGCAAAACAATAAGTATGTTTGAAATTAAAGATTTATTTGAATTAACTGTTGATGGAGCTTTTTCATCTTTTGAAGAGTTTCAAGATTTTGCAAATCAAGTTGATAATGCAACTTTGTTTTCTATAATAAAACCAGGGGCTTTTAAAGATTTACAAGAATTTGAATCTTCTTTAGTTGAAAAAAAAAATCAAGTCATTACTCCTTCAGGTGTAGTAGAGGATGTTACGGAATCCACTACAGAAACGGAAATAACTCCTGGCTCCTTGGATTCTTCCGTAGAAGAAATAGATGAATCTGAAGAACAGCCTTATGAGTACTTACAAGATGCTTTCCAAGAGCTAGACGCAATAGAACCTGAGTCTCCAACTTTTGAATCTGCAAATTCTATTAGGGTTAGGTTAATGAATCGGTCTCAAAGAGAAGTTAATACTGATTTAAAAGAAAAAATATTATCTGATTATAATATTCAAAAAGCACTTGAAAACGAGATTATAACAGAGAGCGAAATAGACAACGCTATTAAAGGCTCTAAGGGTTCTATTAAAAAGCTACAACAATTATCCGTAAAAACTCCTGAAGAATACCGAGCTGAAATAGATAAGGGTGATTTAAATAATCCTTATGCGTATAAAAATAAATCTGATTTAGTTGAGTTTGTTTCTAATCCTGAAGATGAACTAAAAAAATTAGAGGCTATTCAAGCCACACAATCTTTTGATGCCGAAACAAAAAAACTTCTTGATGCTAACCCTGACGCCACAGAAGAGGAGTTAGATGCCATATTCAATAGAGAAGGAGCTCCTACAGAAGAGCAGTATGAGTTAGCTGAAGATGATTTTGTACCAACAGGGTTTGAGGGGTCAGAAATGTCAAACATGTATAATGTACAAGCTCTTAAGAAAGTAGAAGGCTTTGATATTAAAGACTTTGATGGATACTTAAATGAACAAGGATACAAGCAAGAGTATTTAAGGCTTTTAAAAGATGAGACTATATCTGAGGACGGAAGGTCTTTTGATTATAGTGGACAGTATAATCCAGCACTTGCAGCAGAAAGACTAAAACTACAATACTTAACAAACTACATAAACAAACAAGTAGAGAGAAACGTTGAATCTCAAGTATTAAATTATCAGTTAAAAAACAAAGGAAGGCATCCATCTTTTGATGGTATTCAATTTTCATTTAGTTCAGGCGTAGATGACAAACAATTAAGTAAATTCATAGAAGAAGAGCTTCCAATAATTACATCCAAGTTAAAGGAAAGAGATGTGGCAAATGAAGAGCTTTATCAGGACATGAAAAATGGAGAGGTTAAAGGAGTTGGTCAGGGCTTCAAACAAGGGTATAGGTCTTTAGAGGATAGAATAAATAGTTTTAGCGCTGGTACATATGATTTCATTGGAATGGACAGCGTGGCTGATGAAATAAGAATGAGTCAAGCTGAAACCGAGCTAGAGAGAGAAGACTTTATGCGATACACTTACGCAAGTGGCAAGGAAAAAGATATAGACGGAACTACATATTTGGTTGATGATAAAGGCCAAGTGTATGATAAAGAATTAGGAATAAGAGTTACCAATGTATTAACGCCAAATGAGTTAAAGTATATTCAAAAAGAAGTACAAACTAAAGGAGTAAATGGTACATCATTTTCCACAGCAGGTATGATTATACAAGGCACAGGTATTGTAACAGATATGATGTTTCAAATAGCTCTAACTCGTGGTGTTGGAAACATAGGTAAGGGTGGTGCAGCATTTTTAGGTGCTTTTGATAGAGGCACTAAAGCAGTTAACTTCATGTCTAAAATACCTATGAAGGCAACAACAGCTTCTGCAATGGTTGCTCAAGGCACTTTATTCTCAACAAACCTAGCAGAGCAATCTTATAAGCAAGCATTGGATGGTGGAATGTCTATTGCTCAGGCAGAAGAAATACAATCTATAGCAGGATCACAAGGACTTGCATTAGGTGTTTTAACGGCGCCAATATCTACGCAAACTTATGCTATGGATAAAATATTTGGCAAGAACGCAAATAATGTACTTATACAAGGAGCTTTAAAAGCATACGAAAAAGCAGGAGCAAAAGGGGCAAAAGCTTATTGGACAAAAGCAGCATTAAAAGCTAAAAGATATTTTATAGAAAGTGGAAAAGAGGTTGTTCAAGAAAATGTTCAGCAAGTAGGTCAGGCTTATGTTATTGGTGAAAACGTTAATGAGTTTGCTAAGAAGGAAATAATGGCGAATACTATTAGTGGCGATGAATTTATTAATACCACAATACTATCTGCGGCAGCAGGATTCTTTATGCCTTTTGCAGGAAATATATCTTCTAATATAAAAACAAATTACAATAAAAGATTTAGACCAGGGGTGGCCGCTATAGATAAAATGAATGCTTTGTATCAATTATCTAAAGACGTAGACAAAACAGAACAACTTTTAAATAGCCAGGTTACTAAAAGAATTTACACCGAAGAGCAGGTAAAAAGAATATTATCAGACATTGAAGTTTACAGAGAAACAATAAACAAAATACCTAAAGGTTTAGGCACAGAAACATCTTTGCGTGTTATGTCTGTGATTTCAGAAATAAACAAACTAAAATCCGAAAGAGATGGTTTAGATGCTGATGTTTTTATTGATAGAGTTCAAGAAATAGATGAAGATATAGCTTTTTTGAAAAACGAAATAATTCAGATTACTAGGTCTGGAGCTAAAAAAGTTGTTGCAAAAAAACGCCCTGTAGCTTCACCTGACGTAGAAGAAGAGGTTGTAGAAGAAGAGGTTGTAGAAGAAGAGGTTGTAGAAGAAGAGGTTTTTGATTTAAGTGACTTAGAGTCTGATATTAAAAAGTCTGATAAAGAAGGAACATTACTAGATAACCTTGAAAAAAAGACATACAGCAATGGGAAAGAAGGGATGATAAGGGTTGATAAAGAAAACCAAAACACACTAGTATTTGAAACTAACGATGAGATTATAGAGTTAGGTAGAAAAGATGAAATTGGTGAAAACACATTGGCTTCTGTAGATATAACTTTAATGCCACCAGAAGGAGTTGACGTTGCTCCTGTTGGAACTGTCAAGGGAGACAAACCTCTAGATGTCTTTACTATTGATGGTGTTGATTACACAATAACAGGTAGACGTAGAGACAAAAAAGGAAAAGCAGTAGTCAAAGTAAAGGAGGTTGAAAGTGGGTTAAATAGAAGGCTTGTTGGGGAAAAGGCTGAAAGAATACTAAAAGACGAGGCTTTAAGAAGAGAAAAGAAACCTCAAGAAATAAAACTAACCGTAGAAGGTAAAGAAACTGTAAAGCCTGTTGTTAAAAAGAAGTCTAAAAAAGAAGCTCAAGAAGAATACGATAAAAAGACTTTAGCTGAAATTGAAGCAATGGAGAAACAATCTGAAGAAGATGTTACTGCGTTTGAAGAAATGGTTATTGAAGAGGCTGCGTCTAAATCTAGTGACAGAGATGTTGTTCAGGTTGGTGATAATATATTTCAAGTTACCAAAAAGAAAGATGGATCTTTTGCTGTATCTCAAATGAGAGATGATGGAAAATTAATTCCGGTAAAAGATGAATCTTCTAGGAAAAGGCCAATAGGTGTGTTTAAATCCAAAAAATCAAATGAGGAAAGAAAAGCGATAAATGAGGCTGAAAGATTAATAAATGAATTTAAATCTCAGGAGCAAGATAAGATATTAGATTTCTTAGACAAAGCTATATCAGCAACCTCAAGCAATGGAAGAGCTTTTGATGCAACGTTAGGCATACCTATGTTTGCTGCGAACAACAGTCTTAAAATTGTTAGAGCATCATATAAGGCAGGTAAAACTATTTTACAAGCCATACAAGATGCATTAGAAAGTTTAAGGAGTCAAGGTTATAATCCTAATGAATACACCTATAAACAATATGTGTTTAACCAATTAAATAATAAAAAAGATGCCATTCAAAAGCCAAGCACAAAGAAGCAAGTGTTACCAGATGATGCAGGAAGCCAAGAAGAGGGGGGAGACACCCAAATGGGACTGCAGCAAGTGGGAGAAGGAGACACTCAGCAAGTCACTACCGACACGCAAGTCGAAGAAGGTGACCCGCAAACCGATACAACTAGCGACAAGACTACGCAGACAGATACTAAAAAAGTAAATTTGTTAAGGACTATTAAAGAAGGTCAAAAACTTCCGACCAAACCTAAACAAACAAAAAATAAAAATGGTTCAATTACAAGTGGTAAAGTTCATTTATATCACTCAACTAATGGTGTAGAAAATTTAAATAATATTTTAGAAAATGGAATAGATTTTGAAAAACAAAAAGCAGTTGATGGATTGTTTTTTGCGAAATTAGGAAGTCCTTATAGGCAAGACGATTCTTTTGTTGTAATAGAAACAGATATAGAAAACATACCTTTTAACCAAAGAACAGAAGGTCAAGAGGTGGCTTTAGGTCAGATTTCCGACTACAAGATAGTGCATAGTTCAAGGATGAGTCCTCGTGAATTAAAAACATTATCATCACTTGAAATGATTTTAAACAGAGAAACAAATGGTGGAGTTGAAGGATATGAAAAATCTCTACAAAATTATAAAAAAAGAAATAAGAATAGTGAGCTAGTTAAGTATCTTGAATCTCAACCTGCTTCTGTAGAGCAAGATATGAGTGTGAAAAAGTCTCCAAGTGTAAACAAGATATTAGGAAAGAAAAGAACTAAAGTTACAGTTGATGAATATTCTGCCTTAAAAACTCAAATTAAATTAGAAGCTAGAGCTGCTAGAGAGGCTCAATTAGATTTAAAAAAGAAACGTAAGGCAGTAAACAGTATAATAAAGTTGTTTTCTGATAAAAGAAAAGGAGTTATATCTCCACAAAAACTTCAAGCTGTTTTAAATAAAAGCGAAAAAACAAATTTTTATTCAGAAAAATCTGTAGATGAGTTTTTAAATTATATGGAAAAAGTATTTAATGATGCTGAACATATTGTTAAAGAAAAAAACGCAATAAATATTCAAGGTAAAATAAAAAATGCTATAAACAAAAAAACAAATAACGACTTAAGATTATCTGCGTTGGCTTTCTTAAATATAAACCCTAGAATGGTGCAAGACATTGATGCTTATTTATTTAATGCCAACAATATTCTTAATGGTTTAAAACCTACAAAAGTATCTAAAAAAGGAGGTAAAGTTTCATTAAAACAATCTAGTCCTTTTAACATACAAGAAGTAGAATCATATACCTCTAAAGAAAACGATTTACAAAAGCAAAGAGATTTAGATAGAGCTAGAGAGTATTTTGAAAAAGTAACTGGTTTAGATTCTTCGAACATGACTTTAGAGCAGATGCAGGAACTCTATACTGAAACAAAAGAAAAGGAAGTTGACAATATTGAAATAGAAAAAAGAAAAAAAGAAATAAACAACGCATTATCTCAAGCATTTGCTGATGCTAAGAATAATTTAACTGCTTCTAATAAATCAGATTTAAACAAGTTACTAAACCTAGACTTAGACTCTCTTAATACCAAAACAAAAATGCAGTTGCTAGATATATTAATTAATTTTAATGTAAATGGCACCTTATCAGGAGCAAGGTCTGTAATAGCCAAGGCAAAAGGAGCTCAAAATACAGAATCTTTAGTAAAAAGAGGTATAAAATCTGTTGAATCATCTAACTATCTTGGAAGAGGAAGAAACAAAAACCTAACAACATTAAACCTTGTTTTTAACTTAATGTTTAAGGGAGAGAAGAAAGCGGGCATGGTAATGGACGAAATTGGTTTAACCGCTATAATAAACGGATCAAGCGATGCAACTAAAAAAGTTGAAGTATTTGTCAAAAAATATGCTGATAAATTTAAAAATAAAAAAACAAAGAAAGGAAAATATTTAGATACATATAATTCAGTTGAAAGACAAACACTTGCTGAGTTAAGAAGAGTTGAAGTTAATTCAGATTTTTCAGAACAAAAGCAATTTGAAAATACAAAATCTCTTTTAAAAGAATCATACGAAACATTATTAGATAGTGATAAAAAAATAGAAAAA